CCAACAACTGTTTATAATAATCTTCCTGTTAGAAAAGATAGTAATAATATAGAATTTGTTGACTATTTAAGATTAATGCAACTTGGTAATGGTGCAGTTGTTGCTCCAACAAATGCTGGTCTTGATGCAACACAGGTTGATTCATATGCATTATTTGAAGATAGAGAAAATTCAAATATTGGAATTCTTATAGCTCCAACATATAATTCGGTCGTTAAACAAGAAGTAGCAAGAATAGCAGCTAAGAGAGCCGACTGTATTGCAGTCGTTCAAACTGGTGATCCAACAGATGAAACAGTTGCAAGTATGACAGATGGAACAGGCAATTCAGAAATTTATGGTTATTCAAATCCATCTTATTTAGCTCTTTATGATGGTTGGTCAAAAGACTATGATAAGTATAATGATCGTTTCTTATATCTTCCAAATGCTATTTATGCAGCTATGATATATGCAAGAGTAGATAATATTGCATATCCTTGGGATGCTCCTGCTGGTATTAATAGAGGAACTATTCAGGTATTCGATCAAAGAAGAATTTGGACTTTTGATGAAATCGGTCAGTTATATGATAAGAATATTAACTCAGTAAGATTTATTCCCGGAACTGGTTTCGTAATGTGGGGTCAAAAAACAGCACAATTAAAGAAATCAGCACTTGATAGAGTTAATGTTAGAAGAAACTTACTTTATATCGAAAACAATATTGAAAATAATCTTGTACAATTTGTGTTTGAAAATAATACAACTAGAACAAGACTAAGAGTTTTTTCATTGATTGATCCTTTCTTATCTCAGGTTAAAGCCGCTGGTGGATTAACTGATTATAAGTTAGTTGTAGATGAAACTAATAATACTACCGATGTTATTGATGCTAATCAAATGAATGTAGATGTTTATGTACAGCCATCAAGAACAGCAGAATTTATTAACTTGAGAACTATTATAACAAGAACAGGCGTTTCCTTCGAGGAGATCCGGATAGCTTAAGTAAAATATAAATTTAAAGAAGGACAGCGTAGGCATACGTTTCCCGAAACCTACTGAGTAGGGATTACTTCTTTTAATTAACAAACCTAGTAGGAGGATAGAAATGATATATAAGGTAACTAATTTAATTAATGGTAAATGTTATATTGGCCAAACAATAAGAACATTAAAAGAAAGAAAAAGTGAGCATAAAAGAGAATCAAAAATAAATACTAATAATAAATTTCATAATGCTCTTAAAAGCGAAGGGTTTAATAATTTTAAATGGGAAATAATAGATAATTGTAATAATCAAAATAATTTAGATAAACTTGAAGAATTTTATATTAAAAAATATGATAGTAAAAAATGTGGTTATAATTCGACAAATGGCGGAACTGATATTTTTGGTGGTGGAATAAGAGAATTTTTTTGGAATAAAGCAACACAAGAACAAAGAAAACAACATTCAATAAATATAAGTAAAGCTAAAAAAGGAAAGAAACAATCAGAAGATTTTAAAAAACAAAAAAGTCAACAATGGTTTAATTATTGGAAAGATGAAAATAAAAGAAAAGAAAGAAGTATAAAATATAGTGGTCAAGGTAATTCAAACTCAAAATATTATTATGAAATTTATAAAAATGAAAAATTAATTCTTAAAACTTATAATTTAAGAGAATTTTGTGAGATAAATAATTTTCCATTATCATATGTTAAATGTTGTGTTAGAAAAAATAAAAAATATAAAGATTATAAAATTGATAGAATTAATTACAAATAAGGAGATAAAATTATGCCTAATTCATTTACTATAGAGGGCCGCGCATTTGCAGCTGGATTTAGAGATGTGCAAAGATCTTGGTTATGGGAATTAACAATTCTTCCACCAAAAGTTTTGGTCTATATTGATTCAAATCTTGCATATAGACTTATGGTACATTGTCGTTCAGCAGTTATTCCTGGAAGAACTCAGGAAATGATTACTAGTAATTTTGGTGGTATGAAACAGTATTTTGCTGGTAAACCAGAATTTCCAGGAACGTTTGCAGTCAATATTGAAGAGAATGAAGATATGTACGTTAGAAAGATTTTGAATGATTGGCAAGAAGCAATTTTTGGAACAAGTGATAAAACAGCTAATCAGGGTTATTCAAGTGTTTTGTCAGTACCAACAGGTCAAAAGAAAGGTTTAGTTGCAGTATTATTGGAACTACAACTTTATAAATATGATGGAAATCCAACTGATTATAAGTTTAGATTTATAAATGGTCAATTACAGGGGATTGGTGATGTTACTGTTGCTTATGATAGTAATGAATCCGTTAAATATGATGCAACATTTCAGTACGATTATTTCGACATTATAAAAAATTAATAATAAAGAGGGATTTAATCCCTCTTTATTTTTCTTACTAAAATAAAAAATTAATGGAGAGAAAATAAGATGCCAATTGGTTTACAAAAATTGGAACTAATGTCATATTTTAGTCTCCCAGCAACTTTATTTGGCAAGAGTATTCAGCGTTCATATAGTTTTTATGCTACTTTTCTTGATAATCCGTTTAATAAAGGTGGAAACAGAAAAAAAACAGGACCGATGCCTATAATTAGACCAAGTCATTTTTTAAGTGTTACATTGCCGACATATCAGTTTACAAAAGAATCAATAATTTTTGGTCAGGTTCCTGTTTCATTTCCAGTTTTAAACGTAGAAAATGCAAGAGAAATGACAGTTTCTTGTGACTTTGAAGAAGATGAGTTTGGAACAATAGAGTTTTTTATAAGTTGGTGTCAGAGAAGTATAATAGATAATGATGGATATTATGTTAATCCATTAAACAATAGAATAGGACATTTAATAGTTGAGGTTACTGATCCAACAGGATTACCAATATTATATTATACTATGAAAGATTTATATTATTTAAATGCTTCTGATGTTACATATGCTTATGATACTAATGATAGTATTAAAAGAACAATAACATTTGGAGTTGATAGGATTGAAACATTGTTTACGAAATATTCAGCTGTGAACGCACTTCAAAAAGTTGCATTTACTGGCGGATTTTAATTAGTTATTTTATTCATTTTATAAAATTTTTAAGTTTTAACATTTTTGAAGGGGAGTTTTTATGCAAGTTGAAAATGTAAGTGATAAGGAATTGGAACAAGTTTTAGCTAATTCAAAAACAGCTAAACCTGGTATTGATAAGAAAACAGAAGATGAAATTATTAAAAAATCAGTTGAAGCTATGCAAGCTAAAACAGTTAGTAAGGTAGCTGAAACTAATCCAATGTTTATGCCTGAAAATAACGCAAATTATTGGGTAATTGATAATTTACCTTCACGATATAAGTTATATCCAGAAGGTACTAAAATCTATGGTAGACCTCTGAAGGTTCTAGAAATTAAGAAATTGAGTAGTATTAACGATACAAACGCAGATTATGTTATTAATGAGGTATTGCGTAAGACTATAAAAGGAATCAATATTGACGACTTATATATTGCAGATAAACTATTTATTGTCTTCTGGCTTCGAGCTAATACATACAGAGAAAGTGGTTATGTTGTTAATTTTACATGTTCCAAGTGTGAAACCGAATCACAATATCACTTTGAAATCAATAACTTAGAGGTACAATATTTAGCTGAAGATTTTGAGACAAATAAAGAATTAAGATTAAAAAACGGAGATGTTGTTAAAATTAACTTTTTAACAATAAGAGATAGTTTAATGATTGAGAGATTTAAGGAAATGAATACTAAGTTATTTGGTGAGATTGATAGTGAACTTATTAATATTGCAGAGATGGTTAAGGAAATTAATGGTAAAAATGTTAATTTGCTTGAAAAGTATAAGTTTATTCTTGAAATGGATCCTGGAGATTTTTCATATATTTCACAATATATTGAAAATAATGGAATGGGAATAAAACCTTATATGAATGTAAAGTGTGAAAAATGTGGAGGTACAGCCCCTTTGGGGATTACGTTTCACACCTCTTTCTTATTTCCCGAATTTAAGTCTTAAAGAGATATTAGAATTAGAGTTTCAATTGGCATATTCTATGAAAACTCCATTTGGTCAAAATTTTGATCAAATGGAGTTCTTTGAATTTTTATGGCTATATGAAAGATTAGCTAAAGAGAAACAAAAGGAGCAAGAAAATATAAATACTAATAAGACTCTAAAACTAGGTCAAAAAGATTTAGCATCAGAAATGATGCAAAATGAAGGATTATAAAATATGAACGAAGCTACAGAAAATATTCAAACCAAAAAAATGTTTTTTGGAATGAATGAATTAAAACAACAACTAAAAAATATGAGAAATAAAGATCCATTATCTATTTTTGGAGATAAAAAGATATTGGGTCTTTATAATTTGTTAAATAAAAATATATTTGATTTAACTAAGGAAGTCAAAAAGCTTAATTTATTTAATAAACCAACAATAGTTAAAAGAGAAAATACAAATGAGTTAATGTTAAAAGAACTTAAAGATATTAGTAAAGTTGAAAAGCAAAATTCAAAATTATTAAAAACATTAAGTTATTTAGGTCAAGGATTTGATATTGCAAAATCTATTTTAAAAGTAATAGCTGCCGGTGCTTTAATAGGTTGGTTATTGACTTCTAATAATAAATTTATTAAAACAGTAAGAGAAGGGGTTTTTTCATTTGCTAAAAAAATAGGTGATTGGTTAGGAGAATGGTGGAATAATGGTGGTGGCAAAGAAAATTTTAACAAGGCTAAGGATGCTATTACTAAATGGATAACTGATGATTTTTGGCCTGCTGTTTGGAATGCTGGTGTAGAAGGATTAAAAGGTTTTGGAAAAGCTCTTATGGAAGG